CCGCTCAGGAAGCCGGAGAGATGTACTGGGTAGTGCGGTCGCTGGCGGATGTGCGCTGGGCGCTGCCGCCCGTGGGAGAATTGGATTTCGGAGGTGGAAGGTGAATAACGAACGCCTTGCCAAGCAGGTAGACCAGGGACTCCGGCGCGGCCACTACCGCGACCCGGTAAGCGGGAGCCGCCTTGTGCGCGAGCTCCTCATCGCCTTCCCTGCGCTCCGCCAGCAGCGCCCGGTGAGCGAGAAGCCGCGCTTTGAGGACCTACGGAGGCGACATGTTCGATGACTCTTGACTGGGTTCCCCTCGCCCACCGCATCCACATCGCCGGGGTATGACTGTGGGGACCTGAGCCCTCCGTTGGCCATTTCGGCTAGCGGGGCCGTTCTATTCCGGTAGCGCCACAGCCAGATAGACAGCGACGGCGATGCAGGCCAAGGCCAGCATTAGGATCAGCCAGAAGTTGCTGCGATTGAACATCACTTCGGCGGTTGGTAGGCCACGGTCGCCGGAGTCCCATCGGGATTTGATCCGTGGGCAATGTTGGCCAGCCAGACCTGAAGCCCTGAAACCAGTCCAGCCCACGCCGTCTTAGCTCCATTGTCTTCTAGGAAGTGCCAGACGTGGGGCAGAACTTGGGCGATCATCAGTAGAGCCTGCAGCAGAAGATGTAACCAGCGCGGCATATTCGTTTCCCCTCTTTCAGTCTACCGCTCCAGCGGGCGCCTGGCTATCTCCACTTCGAGATTCCCTACGCGCCGCTCTAGAGATCGGAGCAGATCGTTTTTGATTTCTTTCACGTCCGCACGCAATTCATTCAAAAACTCGCCCTGGTGCTCCATGGTGAGCTTGAGTTTGTAGAAACCAGCCGCAAAAAGACAGACCATGCCGAGTAGATGAATGATCGTGCCAACGGTCACGGTCCAATCAAACTTCATGGTTGTCCTTCCTTTAAGGCTGGTAGCCGAATCTCAATCTTGATCCACCACCACGTTGCCGCAAGCGCACACCCGACGATCACGCTGGCACAAGCCCAGCAGAAGACCTTCAGGGGTAGCGGCATTCTGCATGGTTTCCTTTCCGTTCATCGCCCCATGGTACCATGGTACGATTTTTCGCCAGCCACTCCCACAGAAAATGGGCCTGCCCCCGTGTAAATCCTGCGGCCAGGGCGTCGGCGATGAACTGCCGACGCTGCTCCGCCTGCGATATTGCAGATGCGTCGGCCATCACATCCGGTTCCCGATGTACCGCGCGGCCGGCGCCGCTGCGGGTAGGCGCCGCCCCCTCGAGGAAATCGCGCATCGGCGTCCTTTCTCAGTACGCCACATTCGCATCGTCGATACCAGGAGGACACTGATCCTGCACCGCCTTCAGGTTCACCAGGTATCCGGAATCCTCGACGTTGACGACCACGAGCCCGCCGCCCAGGTCCGTTTGGTCGGTCCCGTCGAAGTCTTCCACCGTCGGACCGCGCACGGCGATCTCCACCACAACCGCAATCGTCCCATCGTTGAATGACGCCATTCTCAGTAGGCAAAGTGGTAGGGACCACCAGCCCCTCCAGGGCAGATGTCCATCAGGCCGTAGCGGAACGAGATGATGCCCACGATCGGCGTGTCCTCGTCGTAGGCCGGTTTGAAGAATAGCCTGCCCAGTTCATTCATGCCACGGCCGCTACCTCCACCGGCGCCAGGGCCAAATTCCGTGTCCAGAATATCTACGAAGTATCCGTCTTGAGCAAACAGAATGTTGGTATTGTGACCTGGCTCTCCGAATGGAGTAGTGACGAACTCTTCATTCTCCGCCTGGAGCGGCTCTCTAGCTTGATTCCCGATTATGGTGGTTGGGAATATAGGCATCCTAATTCCCTATGACCGTCCAGACGTTGCCATTACCACGACTGTCATGCGTAGGATCGCCTGCTGGATCTGTAATTGCCTGCCAGTCCTTGGTGTCCAATACGCTGATGGCGGTTTCATCAATGATGGTAGGCTTCCCTGTCGTCACCAGAGTACCCCAAAGCGTTCCCTTCACGGAACCGTATGCAGAAGGATTTGCAGCACACCAAGATATTCTAGCAGGAACCGATGCCGGATCTGCCCCGACTCCAGCCTCATCATACCAGACAATGGTAGTTACATACCCAGGAGCAGCGAAACCCTGAGCCATAGGAACCAAAAGCTGCTGATCTCCTCTACTAGAACCGGCCAGAGCTGTCGTATCTCCATTTCGAGCGAAGCCATTAAATGCTACCCAAGTATGGGCAGATCCCCCGCCGTTAGAGCGTGTAAATGGAATGGTACGGAATGTGGACCTGACTGTCCCTGTATCACCGTCAGATATCCCATTACCCTGCGACCAGATACATTCCCATATAAAGCTCTGCTCAACGTAAGGAACGCCACCGGCAACAAATGTTCTAGCCGTCGTTGAGTCTCCAGGCAGGAGCACAAAGAATTGATACTTGCAGGCAATGACTTGGAAGCTGCCAACTCCAGCTACAAGGAAATGATCCAGCCCAATGCGGACCTCAGACTGGTCACGGAAGCTGACTTTGGCGGATGAAGTACCGGCATAGAGCCTGACTCTGCACCTCAGTCCCTGCGGTGTGATGGCGCTCTCCAGAGTAAAGTCATCCGCTGCCGATGCCACTACAGTCCAACCGGCGATCACAAGCTGATCTTTCAGATTATTGACAATGTTTGAGACAGTCGCGGACACGAAAGTCGTACTAACGATAGTTCCAGTTGCATACGGTATGCCGCTCATGGATGGTATAAGAGAAGGCAGCCGGGGAACACAAGATTTTCCCAGTTAGGCGTGACCCGGCCTAGGGTTATATTCCAATACTGAATGCCACCAATCACGTGCTTGGTATCCTCATTCAGGTTGTCTGTAACAGTTAGTGCGTCCCACAGGAAGCCCATAGCCTTTTGTGGATCACCACTAGCAGGTGGCCACTCTATCCATGCCGCTGATTTAAATGGTGTGCCGTCTCCCCATGTATAACCGGATGAATTGAGGCCGCCACTAAAAACGCCGTGCCCCGTAGCCCCAGCTTGGCAGATCAGCCTTTGTCCGCCGCCGCCACTCCATGCCTGAGTGGGATGCAGAACATGATTTACACATTGCCATGCTTGGCCACCGCCCTCTACGCTGAGCTTTTCCCGAAATGAGCAAAAATCGTTGACTACATCCGTATCGCTAGAGCCATTGCCGTGTGCCCATAGAGCATTCGATATGATCCCCTGGTGATGAGTTGGAATATGGACGGCCCCGCCAGCCACGAATGTGCGGGCTATAAATTGAGTCGGGGCCAAGATGAAATACTGGTACTGATTGATAAATGCCTTAAACGTCCTTCCAGGAAGCAGGTACATGGCCTGGCTGACCTTGACGGCATCATCAGTCCGCAGAGTGATATTCAGACAATTACCACCTGTCTCAATCAACCTTACTCGACACCGATTAGTGCTCACAGAGCTGGCTGCACTCCTCAACTCCCGCTCGGTTGAGTCCTCAAATTCCAGAGTCCATGAAGCTCCTAAGAATGCAGTCTTCAAGGCGTCCGACAACTCTTGCTGCGTATTAGCTACGAAATCTGAAACTGTCTGATTGCCGGAAAAGTACGCTCCACTCATGGTATTACAATCCAGAGACTACAAAGTGATGGAATCCCTACATCAGAGGTTTCCCTGGGGTTAGGATCAATTGGAGTATACACCTGCATGACGTTATACCAATTATGGTCGTCGAACGTGGTCGCTACGTCAGCAGGGAACCAGTCCATGGCCATAGCTGCATCCCATGGCATTCCCCGAATATATGCCAAGTCGCTAGGCCCAGTTAAACCCCAACAAATATCAGGTGGGACCTTGTACGCTTCACCACTGTAATACCTCGTTGGATTTACAGCGGAGTTGCCACCGAAGTTCCATCCTACTGACCCAGCTTGAGCCACAAGTGCTGTATGCCCCTTACCGCTACCTCCGCTCTGCCAGTGAACAGTGTTACAAAGTTGCCATGCCGCAGCATTGGTGTAGGAGTTCGGCTTCAGCTTGAACGAATGTCTGAATACTGTGTCGGTGTCAGATGTCGCATCTCCATGACACCACACGGCTTGTGTAATAACCCCAACATCGAAGTCATAGAGCGCTGGCACCCCGCCGCAGATAAAACTCTTATTCAGTAGACCTTGACCACCAGGATAGAATGCAAAGAACTGATATGGGCAAGCGATCACCCTCATGTCTGCCGGATAGCGGAGATTTGGCTGCAAGAAGAGATCAGTGCTGGATAGAGTCCCATCCGCACTCTTGAACTGAATTCTGGCCGTCACCCCGGAGCCGGGGTTGTAGATCCTAACACGGCACTGTAGGCCATGAGGAGTCAAACCACTCAGTAGCGTCCAGTCCCCACTACTGCCAGATACAACAGTCCAACCAACCAACAGCAATTGTGCTTTCAGCCGATCCACGATGTTGGTAATCGTGTCAGCTACTATCAGAGCGCTGAGATTGTTGCCTGAGAACTGGAAGGGCATTAGATCACTGCCTCATACGCCACAAATACGCAGCAGATACCACCGATGCTGAAAATCGAGTCCACTCCGCTCGTAATGCAATGCCATTTGTAATCATCGAACTCATGCAAAGAGTCCGCTATGATAAGCGCCACCGGCGGAGTGTTGATTAGCACGATGTCCCACAGAGTACCCATAATCCTACGGAAAGATCCAGGTGGATCGCCATCGGAGTCGATGCGACCCCACATGATGCGAGCGGGTATCTTGTTACTCTGCCCACCATGATGAAGGTATCCAGTGAGGGCCGGGTTCCCTACTGTTGCGGTTGATAGTGCCTGTCTGATAACCAAGCATTGATTACTAGCACGAGAATTGGCAGAAGCGGTAAAGTAGTTGGCAGTATAAATCCCATTAGTCTCTGTCCATGACGCATGACCAGTCGTAGAATTTCTAAATGAAAGCACGCCAACCGTCGTGTCGGTATCGCTGAGCCCATTCCCTTGCGACCAGATAGCCTCCGTTATGAACCTAGTTGGAGTATAAAGCGGTGGGTCCATGAATGGCACACCACCAGCTACAAAAGTTCTAGCCTGAGTAGGCTGATTGATTACCAGCACAAAGAATTGGTACTGGTTGGCGATGATGCAGTATTCGACAGGAGCAGCCTTTGGCAAAAGGAAGTGCTGCCTGCCGATCTGAGTCTCTGGGACATTCCTAAACTGCACCACAGCACAGTTACCGCCATCATCATGGACCCTGACCCGGCACTGCAGGCCCTGGGGAGTTATCGCGGAGTTGTGGTACTCGTCGCCGGCCGCACCGGACCAGCCGACATCCACGAGAGTCTGCCGGACCTGATCGATGATGGCGGACTTCGAGCCGCCGGTGAAAACCACCCGAGTCCTCAAGCCGTCCGCAAAAGGAATAGGCATCTAAGTTACCAGCGCACTCCCCGCGTGGTACAGGATTCCGACATAGATCAGCCTGCCTCTCTCCCCGGTTCCAACCTGATCGATGTTGATTTTGAGCAGGTCGCCATACTCAAACAGCAGAGGGCTGATACTGAAGTTGGTCTGCAGCACAGTCCCAAAGAACCCTGCTGGAAGGGTCAGTTTGGGAGTTGTGAATATAGATGACCCATTCAACAGAATGTCTACGATCAAAGCAGCTCCGGTTGGCGGATGCTCCGCCACAATTGCCACCTCCAGAGCCTGCATCACCGGGAGGTTGAAGGGGATTCTCCTGGGGGCCGCCACGTGGGTCCCCACCTGGGCGCTGACAGTGCCGGCTGCCAGGTTCCACTGCACCTCCTTGTATCCATCCCCGGCGTGGGCCTTGCAGGCCAAAGTGTTGAACCACGCTATCCAGGGCCAGGTGAACAGCCCGCGATCCCTGTTGACCACATCCGCAGGATTATCCAGGGATGGGCCGGTCAGGGCAGGTGTCTGGATCGGTGCCGGCGGACATTCGAGGGGCACTTATGGCTCCGTCCCCGGCGCGGCGTCCAGGTACGCGCTAATCAGGCAGATGGTGCTCGTCGAGCTGTCGATCGTTACCCGGAACACGCGGTCGCGCGACCGCCCCAACTGCAGCCACCCGTAGCGCGGGAAGCCGTCTTCGGGCGTCTCCGTGCTCGCCGGCTGGGCGGCGTAGGCTCGCGGGAAGGTCTTGCCCCCGTTGTTGGAAAACTCCAGGGCGGGCTGGGCAGCGCCGATGTCCGCATCGAGGTACAGCGAGCTGTACTGCACCCAGCGGTTCTGGTTCGAGACGTGGGGGGCGGTGCGGATCCGCCGGATGGGTTGCCCGTTGTCGGCCGGGTAGGCGAGCGACTGTTTGTAGATGGCGCCGGTGGCGTAATCCCCCACAAAGTTTTGAGTGCTGGTGAGGAACTGGTTCACCGAGGCAAAGCAATCCGGCCGCGCGCGCTCCATCAAGCCGCTGACCGGATTGAGATAGGCCCGTTCGTGCCAGAGGCCAGTATTCAGGTCGTACACCACGGTTCCCAGCGGAAAGTTCAGGACAAAGAACAGGTGGCCTCCTTCCTGGTAGGCGTGGGCGCGGGCCAGGTGGATGTCGGTGGCGTACAGGTTGTTTATCAGGGTCTCGATAGCGTAGGTGCTCACCCGCAACGGGAGCGCCCCGGAAGCCCGGTACACCACGGCCCAGCCCAGGTCGTCCGCTCCCAGCCACATCAGCGTGTTGTCGATCTTGGCGTAGGCGAAGCGCGCCAGGATTCCCTTGTTGATGGTAGTCCCGGGCATCCGGGCGAATGGGAAAGGCGAGGTCCCCGCGTTGTACCAGATTTCAAAGTTTTTCTGGCCCAGCGGCCAGAGATGGCCGTTTACGGCCGCGAGTTGGACTAGGAAATCATTGGAGCCAATGCGGCGGTTAAAGGCCAGGGGCGGCCAGACCGTCCCGTCTCCGAGACTCGAAATGTTCACCTGGTTCTGCACCGTCGAGGTGGGGGTGGCGATGGCAACGAAAAAACCGTCCAAGTACTCGAGCGCCATGCCCTCGAAAACAACCGGCAGTCCCGCCGTGATGTTGTAGATGGCTCCAGCCTGCCCCGGGGCGATGCCGGGCGTCGAAGAGTCCATCAGAAGAAGCTGAAACGCCGGCCCCGCCCCCTGGACGAATTGGCATGGTCCCGTACCCTGACTTTGGATCAGGGCCCCAAAGTCGCTGAACGTTCCATTGGCAAAAACCTCGTACACGTGCGTTCCGCCCACAGCGAACAGGCGCTGGTTTCCGGCCCATAGGGCGCGCACCGGCGAGGTCGGAAGCATGCAATGTTGCACGAGGCCGGGACGGCCGATCAGAGCCACCTGGGTCTTCGAGGAAGCGAGGCCACGCTCCGGGTAGAGGTTGATGGCCCGCTGGGCGTCAATGAGCGGCGAATAGGCGGGGTAGGTTTCGCCGCAGAACGGAAAGGCATCCGCCGGGATGGTGGGCACGCTACCCTCCCCCCAGGTTTCCAGTCCTGTAATTGAAGTCGCTGCGGTTCCAGCCGCCCGGCAGGAATGCCGCGTCCGAAACGAGCATCCGCGGTGTGGAGTTCTGCGCCTTGATCTGGGCCTTATACGTGGCTGCCTTCCGTTCTACGAGAGTTATTCGATCTTGCCCCCCCGCCACCTGAGTGAGCTTGTTCGGCAGCGTGGGCGCCATGTCCATGGCCAGGTTGTACTTCAGGCCGTTCTCGTACCCCGGCGCCAGCACCACATCCGTAGTCAGGTCGGCGAAGGCGGTCAACTGCGCCCACGTGTAGAGCTCGATCTGGTAGGCGAGGCCAGGGCTCGGCCACAGATTGATAGTCCCGTTGGGAGCGGTGGGGTCGTAGTAGAGCACCAGAGGCACGCTGTCGGTGATGGGGCGCACGCGGATATTGGCCCACTCCGAGGAGTCCCGGAGGATTCCCAGCGGCATGCGGACGCCCGTGCTGATTATCAGGTTGGCGTCCTTGATGAAGGCCGGACGCGCGGCGGTGAACGTGGCCCCCGATGGCCCGATGGTGTAAGACGCCTGATTCACCACCAGCGTGTACGTCGCCTCGGCAATGCGGAACACCAGCAGACTCTGGATACGCCAATTGGAAATCAGATCGTTCAGCGTTTCCAGGCCCTCGTTCAGTACATCGGTCGGGAGAGTGGTCCCCTGGTGGGCATAGCCCAGCAAGCGGCAGGCGCGGTAAATGATCTGCGTGGACGTCATGGGGTCGCCGCCGGCTGCGGAGCGGCCACGGCTTCCATGCCATCATCGGGCCCGAGCAGGCCGGCGTTCAGGCTTGCCACCGCCGCCAGCGCCTGCTCGTAGTTTTCTTTCAGTTGCGGACTCGGCGTGCGCCCGTACTTGGGAGCCAGCACCATGGCGAGACCGAACTGCATGAGCTGTTGGTAGCCGGGAATCAGTGTATATAGCGTGATGGCGTCCACGAACTGCGCCATCGCCACCCACATGGCGAGCTGGACCGTAAGGGCGGAACCGCTGGGAACGGGCGAAAAGTACACTTTGCCCGTGACCGCCCGGTCATAGAACAGGTGCTTCACCAGGAAGCTCACGGCCTGCCGGTCGGATAGCCGCGACCACTGGACGGCGTTCAGAACTTCAATGGGAGACGAAGGCCCCGCGCTGTTCAGCAGCGTGGCCGCCACGATCTTGACCGGCGCCGGGGTTACGTTGAAGGTCAGCGCCGGGCCGATGGTGTAGTCCTGGGTTCCATTCGCCAGCGTAAACGTCTGCAAGAGCGACCTGGCGATCAGCAGTTTCTGGCTGGACCAATTATCCAGCATCGTATTGGCGGCAGTCAGTGCCTGCGCGAGCTGCGAAGGGGAGAGCGCCCCTCCGGCATCCAGGACGCCGAGGTCCTCTACCGCCGCCGTCGCCAGAGTTGTGAGGGTTACGGTCGCCATCGACTACTCCTCGGAGCACTCAAAGTCGAAGTTCAGGATGGTCCCCGCGGGCACCGCGGCGCCGCCCCAATTCAGAAACAGGCCCTCCGCCACGCCGCGGAGTACCATACCCTGGCCGTTACGGGTCGTGAAGTCCCACACGATCTCCCCAGCCACTCCGCCCGCTGCCGCTCCCAGATTCAGGTATTTCGCGCGCGGGGTCCCTGCAGCGGTTCCCGTCGTCGGATTCGTGGCCGTGTAGGTGGTGACCGTGCAGGACGGCGCTGGTGAGTTGTTTGAATCGTGCGGTACCTTGGTCAGCGCCACTGGAGTGCTGCCGCTGTTGGCGGTCGAACGCTTGATGAGCAGTGTCGCCACCGGCGTGGCCGCCGTCGCCACGCCGCTCAACGTAACGCGCAACACCCGTACGGTCGCGGTGGCCGATCCAATCACGCCGGCGAAGTCGGTCGGGGTCGCCACCGGAGTGAAGCCACTGGCGCCGGCGGAGAAGGTCCGTCGCGTGCCTTCGGTGTTGACGGCTGGCACGCCGGTAGCGCCGGGGGCCGCACGCTGTACGTCGTGTGTCCCGCCCGCGTTCAGCAGCCTGCCGATCTGCTGCACCAGGCCCGCATAGAGGCCCGCGAAGGAAAGGCCGTCGCCAGTGGCGGCGAGGACGCTGGCAAGCTGCGAGGCCGCCGAGGGGTCCTGCAACTGTACGCCGATCGTTACATCGCTGCCGGTCAGTTTTCCGCTAATGGCCATA